TCAACAATACTTTTGGCATCTTGACCAATTTTAATTGGATTCTCATCACCATTACTATATTTTTTAATAAGATCGAAAATTGCTGATTCAGAAACTGAAAAGATTTTATCAATTGTTTCTGATCCCGAACATTCTGCTAATTCTTGAATACATTTCTTATGTAAAATTTGACTTTCTTGAATTAGTTTAATATTACGTAAGCGTTGTGCTAATTGACGAACTGAAGATGGGTCTGGATCTACTTTAAAAATCTGTTCAATTTTAGTAATGTCTTTTGACTCAATGCCCATTTGCATTGCTTCAGATAAAACAGATGAGACTTTAAAAGCATTATTATTATGAAAGATTTTTTCGAATGTTGCAAAAACAATCTTATTTAAAAATCCATCAAAATGAGCTTCGTTGATTAAATCAACGCAATCTACAAAACTGTCTTTTCCGCCAGCCAAAATAGAAGACAATAAAAAGTTTTCATCTAGCATCTTGACATTGTTCACAGACACAATGATATCCTCCATTTGGTGATTTTATCACAAAGTCTCTTTTCATTTCAACCATTTGATGACATTTTTTACACTCAGCTTTAATAAGTTTTACTGGTGGTCTATATTGTTTATCTATTTTCTTTTCATCTCCAAACTCTAAATGAGGTAACTTAGTTGGCCTTAAGTGTTTTAGGTTTTCAGGAATTTCTGCATCTGGATTTGTAATAAAAACATAAGACTCTTCAGAATCTGTTTCTAAATCCTCAACAATATCATTTAATTCATTGGTAATTTGCTCTTCAACATCATTACTTTCATTGCCGAAAAAAGTAATTAAATCACGTAATTCTTCGATGGTATATTCTTTAATTGGTTGTAAAGATTTTGACATTTTAGTTGTCAAATATTTATAAAGCTCTCTCTTACTTGCTGTTTTGGGATTGAATAAATCTGGAACTTCTAAGTTTTTACCAGTAATTTTATTATAAGCCTTAACTACTATATCCCAATTACCTTCTAAAATTCCTTTTTCAATATCTTTTAATAATTTCATACTTTTACTTTGAAAATGATAAGCTGTGTAACGTAACTGCCATTTTTTGCAGTCCTTCTAACATACCAAACAATTTACTTACGTACTGATTCAAACTAATTACTTGATTATTCAATTCATCAATATGCTGATGTTCATTACATGCATTTGCCGTAATAATTTCTTTCGGCAAAAATTCTTTTTCCGATGTATAACTCTTCCACACCTTAGATAATTCTTTATCCAGTTCGCTTTTTGCTAAAGCTTGTGCAGTCCTAAATTCCGCTAATTTAGCGGAGAGATGAACGCAATATTGATAGATAAAATACTGAGCTTCGGCACATTCGGCTTTATTTAATCTTTTTAAATCTGCTAAAGTAAGATTGATATAATCGTTATACTCTATTTCGTTTTCGGCATGTACTTCTTTGATTTTAGCCTGATCAAAAAGGGCCGTTTCTGTGTTATTAATTTTTTCTAAATAAGGATTCTGTGATAATTTCATTCCACTCTTTTTTCTTGTTGTACGGTAATTCTATATAGAGAACATTGTTTAACTCGCACCATTCTTGTTTTAGTATATCATTACTTTGATACAGTTTAAAACTAGCTATATCTTTATGAAAATGTTTATTGAAGATATAGTGTTGCGCACCATGAACTTCTATTAATATATTTAAAGATGGTATAAAGAAATCGGCAATTAAGTTATTACAGCCGCGCAGTATCACTTCTTCATAAAGAGTAGAAGCCGGAAATCTTTTTTCAATTAATTCCCGGGCTTCTTCTTGTAGTTTAGAGCTATGCGATTCTTTGACGTCTTTATCAAAATTAATTATATATTCATTTCCGTTTAGTCCCACAAACTTCATGAAAGCTCTCTAACTTTGAAATAGGAATTGAATATGTATCTACGCGATGAACAAAACCGCCGTCTCTTGTTCCTTTCTTTATAAATTCCGCTTCTTTTAAGAAGCGGTCTTTACTGATAATTCCAAGAAACCACGTGCAACTTTTGTCCTTCATCGTTCTAAAAAACGCATAATAGTCACACTTATTTTTCATTTGATATGAGGCAACAGAACAACTGTATTCTGGTTTAGGTGCTGAGGTACAAACTTTCGTTTTTAAATCAATAGCACCCAAACCTTCTACCCAAATATCAAAATCTCTATTATCTATTAGTTCTCCACCAAAATTGTCTAAGAAAATTTCCTCCGAAAGGAAGCCATAGATATGGCTTCCTTTGGAAAAAGTTGATTTAGATCCAGTGAAGTTTTTACTTCTATTTTCTGCTCGTTGTAGGTTCTTCGAGCGGATTTTTATTTGAAGACTCATATTTGACATTTGGATACTTTGATTGTAAAAATTTTAAATATTCTTCCTCAAAATAATCTAAATGTTCTTCAACATAATCTACAGCATTATCTTTACCTCTAACCGATACTAGATCTTCAGGCATTAAGAATGTATAATTACCACCACCTTTGACAGTAATAATATCTGTAAACTTACTTAGAATTTCAAGGATTTCCATAGCGCGCCATACACCGCGATCATACTTTAAATAGTTTTGAATACCGTCTTGAGCTTTTTTAGTCATTATAGGCCCAATGATTTTATTGTATGGTAATTGCCATCTAATTAAATTACCTTCGGTGTTATTATCGCAATCATCATCAGTGATGAGCGGTCTTTCACCGTCTAAAGATAACGGGTTATGTTTGGCTTCTAATACATAGTCAGCATCATAATCAAACTTTAAACCTCCAGCCGCTTTCATAGGATTACCATAATGGGTACCAGTATCAGTAATATAATGCTGGACACCTATCAAAATAGATTTAGAAGATCTCAATACGTTGCCAATTTTTTTACAAAAATCAGCATTTAACTTAGGAGTCATATCTCTTCTATCTGCTTTAATATCAGGATCTTCTGCTTGTTCTTTGGTAATGATTTTGCCAAATGAATCAATAATATATACCGACCCATCCATTTCTGGTACTTGCATGAGATGATAAATATAATTATATACATCATTACCATGTTTAAATTCTGAATCTCTACCAAGTTGATCTAAATGAAGATATTTTTCCATCAAATTTAAATCTTCTTCAGAATAACACTCACGAAACAGATTACGTTTAGATAATCTAGACTCTGTATCAAAATAAAACACATGACGTTTTTGTCTTACACATTGTCTAGCAAAATCACTTAGGAGCGTTGTTTTACCAACTTTTGGCAAAGTTCTAATAAACATAAAAGAACCTTCTTGAACGCCACCGCCCATACGTAGATCTAAATTTGGACTTAATGACACAAATCCCAAATTATCTGTTTTATTTTTAATATCATTTGTTGATAAAAACTTACTGAAATCTAGTAACGTAGTTTTCTTTTTAGCCATTTTTTATATTATCACTCTTATTTTTTCTAAAAGTCAAGTTACTCTCTGATTTTTTAAACTCTTTTTGATCTGGCTTTTTATTTTTTAATTCTTGTCTAATATATATGTCAGATTCTAGTTTCTTTACAGCTAACGAGTAACACCATTTCATTTCTGATATTGATGTCATTACAACATCAAAATCGTAAACTTTTAAAAGCTTTAACGCAAGACGCATTTGGTGTTGAAATTCAGGTTTATATTTAGCGTTATTCCAAAATTTCTTTGGTAACTCTTCCTTGAATTTCCTCGTTAGCATAATAGTAGCTAACTTTACCGCTTCGTCATGCATAATTTATTCCACGTCAAATCTAAAAATATGTGGAGGATCGGGTGTCGGTTCTTTTGCTGTTTTAACCTCCCTTAATTCATCAGTCAACATTACACCCATTTGTTTGCCATCTTGAGTTTTAATTGCCGCATTTGTTGGCAACTTAACTTTTGGTGGTTTATCTGGTTCTACCAGTGGTGCCATTTCTGCAACTAAATCACGCACTACATTAACACGTAGATTCATTAATTTAGATAATTCGGCCGGATCTGTAGTCAGGTGATGCAGTACAAAAAATTTATCAGCTTCATTAACTTCAGTTCGTTTCGCCATTAAATTAAACCTTTCATATTCACAATTCTTGTTAAGTCTAGTAAAATATTCTTATTATCTGAAGAACAGTATCTATGATACATATTAAAAAGATTTTCATCTACCTTAATAAATCGGCCTTCAGATCTAGCCTTAATATCTTTATCAACTGGCTTACCATTTAAAACTCTAATATAGTATTCAGCTGGTTTATTTGAAAAGGTAACACTCTTAGATAAGTGTTTATCATCTTTTGTAACTTCTTCTGCCGACATACCAAAATATTTAACTTCAGAAGTCAAAGCTTTATTAGTTACTAAAATACCTTCTTGATTTAACGGTATTTGCATTCTATCATATCCTCATCAACAAATTCAAAATAAAATTGATCATTACTTGCAATCTTTAATGTGCCGATGTAATCTACAAAATTAATTTTATTACATGTACACTTTACTCGAAACGAATTTACTTCGCCTTCTGCATTATCTGCAATTGCACAAAGTTCATTGTTACATTGTTCACAAACTACTAAGGGCATCTAATTTTTCCTTTAGTTTTTCTATACATTCTTCTAAATTGCGACCTTTAATTGTGGTAACTTTATTTTTGATACCTAAGTCTTGTATCCGACGCCTACCTAAGGGCTGGCCTAATTCCCCCGTTGGACTTACAGGATGAAGGAAAACATTAAAGTGAATTACTGCTGTATGTGGACTTTCCGACATTACATTTTCCCCGTCATAATATAACGCTCTTTTTGTTCCGCGGTCATATTATTAATTTTTTTCATTTTAGCAGCTTGCTCTGATTTCTTATTAAATTCAGATTCAGATCCCATAAGTTTTTCTCTTGTAAGAGGGTTACGGCGATTATTTCGTTCCATCATCGTACCTACTGTACGAGGATCTGCTAATTTAGAAACGGCTGGTAGCCCAATAATTCTTTCTACTGGAGCATCACACTCTGGACAATATTCATACATTTCATCGTGATTTTGTGTTGCTTCAAATAAACCACAATTTACACATTCATATTCTTTAATGACTAAGCTCATATTTTATATTACCAATAATCAATGATTGAATTGTTCTATGATCCACCAAACGTGTTTTATTTTCTCCGGCAATGTCAAAATCTTCCACATAAGATCTACCCAAAAGTGGTTCTGAGCTTAATAATCTTCCGCGCAATTTACGTTGTGTTTTATCTGACTTAAGGAAAACAACTGTAAATGGATCATTTTTTGCGCTTACCAATTTTTCTGCCATTTGTGTTTTTGTTAATTTTTCTGTTTTAGAAAAAGCATCTGCCGATTTAAGATCGTCTAACAAATCTTGACCATTAATATAAAACTCTGTATTATCTTTAACGTCTACGACGCCGATACGTGTATCTGTCAATACATCTTTAATTTTACAATATCGTGTTATTGATACAACTTCCCCAGCATTCATCAAAACTTATACCTCTTTTCTTTTTCCTTTGTAATTTGTTCGAGTGAACCGCACGCTCGGTTAATGCAGTAATCACCTTTTCCTATCTGGACCATATGAGTGCCATATTCAGCTGCGCGTTCAGCAGCATCTTTCGGCGCGTCCAAATTTATCATTTTGCCGTATCGCTCTTTTAATCTACTAGGATCAACTCCGCGAATATCATTCCAAAGAATTTCTATTTGCTGATACGACTTACCAAATTCCCTAGCGTATCTTGGTAGATGATTCTTATCTGTGCCTATAATCTCAGAAAAATCGATGCTATTTAATATTGCACATAATTGTCCGTAATCATCAAAATTTCTTTCTAGTGAAACTACTAATCTCATTTATAACTCCAATGCTCTTAATATTTTGGCAATTTTAGGATGTCTCTGAATATCGCCGGTAGTTAACTTAACAATGCTGACCAAATCAGGCCAAGGTTGTAATTTATAAATCAAATGTGATAAGCCGTCATCGTAATCAATGTCTTTTTGGTTTGTATCACCGTTAAAAACCATTTTACAGTTTTCACCCAATCTTGTAATTGCCATTATGGCTTGCTCAATGGTTGAATTTTGCATTTCAGAAAACACCACAAATGAATCGTGAAAAGTAAAACCCCTCATTAATTCAAGTGGTATAAATGAAATAATTTCATGTTTCATCATTTCATCAATTTCACGTTTATTTTTAACAATAAGTTCCAGATTTTGCATCACTGGCTGAAAATATGGTTTACACTTTTCACTTAAATCACCTTTCAACCAAGGAAAGTCTCTGTAGGATGATGCAATCATCGGTTTTGTTACTATTAATTTTTTAGTAGGTTTGTCAGATCTGCTGATCCATTCAAGAGCTAAACCTAAAGGAATAAAATCTTTACCTGTTCCAGATGGTCCGGTGCATAAAGTTACATCGTCTTCTACAATTGAACGAATATATTTCGATTGATTTTGTGTTTTTGCTTGTATCATATGAATAGATTGTCTAAATTAATTTTATTATCTTCTTTATTTTTTTGTTGACCCATATTAAATGGATCATAAATAATTTTTAAACCTTGAATATTTTTGCAGTTATTTTCTGTTTCTAAAAATCTATTAAATAATTCTGTTAAAATTTCCTTTTCTTCTATAGAGGCATCATTGAGTTTATTGTCTTTAATCATTCTATCAAATGATTGTAAATAATTTAAAAATGTATTGTATCTTCTTTGCATATAATAACTACCCTTTTTGGTAGCTTCTTTAACAAAGTTGTCTAGTAGTGGGTGTTTGGATGCGTGAATTTCTCTACCAAATAGACCATAAATACACCCTTGTATGTAAGAAAATTTTGACCAATTTTTGGATAGCATTGTTGTCGCTCCCAACTTATTGATGTTAGCATCCGGCGATGCTAATTGAGAAATGCATTCAATGATTTCTGATTTTGTAATTTCTTCTTGTATATCGTGAATATTGTTATTGATAAAATCTGGATTGATTAATGGTATATCATTTTGTAAAGCTTCTATAAATTTTGCTTTATAACCATCACAATGACTAACACTGACATCATGATAATTATAATAAACATAAATGCCTCTTGTTGTATAAATTTTTTCTTTACC